TTCAGTAACGTATTTTGAAGAGCCAAGTGGTGGCAGCTTAGAGCCGCCGGTCGGGCCTTCAGTTAAGGACCGCCGTCAACTTTGACCCCGGTTAGCCGTTCTAAAGCGGCAGCTCGTTTTTCAGATTCCGGCAATTTGGAAAACTTGTAATCATTCTTAGCCATGGTTGCAATCGTGCTGGCAATTTTATTGTTGTAATCGCCAGACTTGATGCCCAGTGGCTTGGTGCTGCCGTCGCTCATGATCGCAATCATGTTGCCGGCATCGTCAACTTTTGTGCTGCGCACTTTGAGCGCGCCACCGGCGCCGCCGCCAACGTGCTCAGCACGGATTTTGGCGGACTCAATTTCAGCAGCCTTTTGGGCTTTGCTGATAGCCGCAGTACCGGCAAGATATTCCGGGCTGCTGCCAAGCGTTGTGGCTTTTTCAATATCGGCTTGAGTTGCGCGATCACGCTGGGCTTTGGCCAAAGGCGCCAAGGCCGTGTCTTCGGCTGTCGCGGCTGCTGCGGTTTCAGGCGCAAGGGCGGTACGGTTCTGTAAACCCAAACGCGCTTTCAACATGTCAGCCATGGCGGCGTCTTTAAGAACGGCCTCGCTTTGGTTGTACTTAGTATTACTGCGCGATCGCATTACGTCTGCTTCTTTGACCCGCTGGTCGCGTTCAAAAGCAACGTCGGCTAATTCTCTTTCAAGGTCCATGCGTTGCTGGTTTTTCAGCTCACCCTGAGCTGATTCGGCATAAGCTGCGCCAGCGCCACCGAGAGCGCCTGCAATGATTCCACCTAATCCGGCCATGTTATGCCCCCATTTGCTGACTTGCAGCTTTGACGTTGGTTTGGTCGTACTGGTTCACCATCTTCTGGATCTTGTCTTGCGTCACGCCAAACTTGTCAAGCAGTGTTGTAACCATGATGCTCATACCTTCACCAATGTCTTTGTTGGTGATAGGTTCGAGCTTCGCTTTTTTGATGAAGTCAGCAGCCTGCATAAGCAAAGTTGTTGCAGCAGGGATCAGGACTTGAGGGGGCATGGTCTTGTTGGATTCTTGAAACAGAATCAACATCAAACCAGTGATGCCTTTGCCCAAGCGTTCGCCCAAAGAGCCGGGGCCCTTCAATGACTTGAGCATCATGACGTGGCTTTCTTTGTCGAACATGACTTTCATGCCAGCAATCACAACGCGCTCGTATGCTTTTTGCAATTCAGGCGGAACCTTGAGGCTCTTGCTTACGTTATCAGCGTTGAGCTCGTCACCTTCTGGGCGGCCCATGCCTTCTTGAATCATTCCTGTTGCCATCGTGATCTCCTTAACCGCGTGCGCCGGTGATCAAACCGGGACGTGAAAATTGTAAATTGGCGTTGGGGTTTACGTTGACGTTTGCATTGGATGTCAGGTAACCTTGGTTGAGCCGGGCTTGGCGTTCTTTTTGGAGATCGATAGAACGTTGGGCTTCAGCTGCTTTGGCTTTGTAGTAATCGACGTAGGCTTGGGTTTTGCCAGTTGCAATATCCACTCCACCCTCAACCGCCTTACCGGCCATCATGGCCAAGGTTGGGTTTTCCTTGGTCCATTTCATGGCTTGGCTGAGAAGACCGGGTTCTTGGCCAGCAGGGGGAAGCATTTTATTAAGGCCCATTTTAATACCTTGCTCTCCGGGCCCGGTCGGGGTCTTAACCGAATAGTCAACTGGGTTGCCCATAGGGTCATAATTGGGCGTGCCGGGCATGTTGGGCGCAGCGTTGATGGGCGCAGCGTTGAGACCGCTAGCGCCGGGATTATTTAAATCAAATTTTGACGGGTCAACAAAATCAGCTGAAGCGTTTCCAACGGGTGTTGTTGTGGCACCGCTTACCTGAGTGCCTGCTGGCAGATTAGATCCGGTAGACGATTGAAGTACATCAGTGCTATTGGTGGGGTTGGTAGGCGTTTCACTTAAAGCCGCTGCGGGTGAAGGCACGGAGCCAACATCAGCCGCAGCCTTGCCCCAATTTTGAGCTGATTCACCAAACATGCCAGCGCTGCCTGCAAAACCAGCAAGTCCGGCAATGGCGCCAATCTTCATCAAGTCTTTATTACCCGTGATGTTACCAATCAAGGACAAAGCTGAGCCTGCAAAAGTAAGACCTTGCATGACTGAAAAGCCTGCGGCAAGCGCTTCGCCTGCGGTAAACATGCCGTAGATCGAGAACGCGGCGCTGATTGGATCGTTCTTCTCCCCGTAGGCTGCGCCACCAAAGGCGTCGCCAATAGGTTCGTATGCCGCCATTGCGCGGGTCTGGGCTCGGGACAGATAGATTTTCTGCATTTTATTTCCTCGTGAACGGCAAGTCACCCAATAGAAAGTATTGGAACTGTTGGTCTTTCCATGTCGGTTTGAAACCAACGCGTTGTACAAATTTCATTTGCTCGTTACGTTCAAAACGCACACGCGTTGTAAGGTAACTTCTCTCTTCCAAGAGCGGTTGCAAGAATGCCCGCACCATGCCACGGCAACTGCCCTTTGGCCGCTGCACGGCAGCAAAGTGAATCTCTGTGCCCTTGATAATCGCTGTAGCAACGTGCTCATCAGCGTGCATCAATGGCACAACATCCCAGTCAACCAACCATTCGAGAACGCCAAACCTTGACATCTGCGTCCCCTTGCGGATGGACGAGATGATGGGTTCAAGCAAGATCTCGCGGTGCATATCAGCTGAAATCGATCAGTTCTTTCAAACCTTTGATGCCAGTCGTCTGGCTGAGAATAGCCATGGCGTTTCGCAATGAATCCCTTTGGATGTTGATGGCGGTTTGCTTAGGGCTGAAAATCTCTATTCCGTCCGCGCCCATGACGTGCCCCGTGGCGGTCAGCGTAGCGCCGGGCGGCAGATTGTCTGCGGTAGGTGCTTTGCCATCCGTTGTCGGGTACGCATACAGATCCGGGTTGGACATGATGTCGGCAATGTTTTTGGATGTCTGGTTAAAGATGTCCGAAGAGCTGGCCGAAACTTGCATCTGGTTTTTGTAGTCAGCTTCAATCTGAGCCAAGCCTTGCCGTGTGGTGGCGTCAATCTGTTGCAGCTGGAGCTTGGTTGCCGAGTCAGCGTTAGCCAGACTGGCCTGCAAAGACTGGTCCAGTTGTTTGGTGACGTTGGCGTTGAGCTGCTGGCTGTACTGCTGCGAATTCTGATTCGCTGCCGTAGCTGAAAACTGCGCAGCTTGGTTGGCCGCAGCAGTGTTTGACAAATTGGCCGTGTTGGTCGCACCGGCGGTGTACTCGTTTGCGCGGTTCATCTCTTGCGTGTTGGCCAAGTTGGCCGTGTTGGCCGCGCCTGCGCCAAACTGAGCCGCTTGGTTGGCCGATTGCGTATTGAACTGAGAAGTCTGGTTGGCCGCGTTGGCATTGAACTGACCAGATTGGCCATAAGTCGTGGCGTCTTGCTGAGCAATCGGCAGAGCGGATTTAATCACGGCTTCTTGCCCGGCGCCCACGGCCATGCTTGAATTGGTCAAACCGCGCTGGTTCATTTGCGCCAGCGAAGCTGCCCTAGCTTGCTGAAGCAGGGGCGAGTTGGTTGCCAGAATGCCTGACAGCTGGCCTTGCACGGTCTGGTTGCTGTCGACGTTCCAGTTGTTCAGGTTAGCTTGATCAGGCGTGTACCCGGTCGAGTTGGCCGTGGCCGCGTTGTAACCGGTGGCGTTGGTCGTGGCCGCGTTATAGCCCGTGGTTGTGGGCGCAGCTGTGGTATTAACAGCGTTTTGGAGAAGGCCCACTTTCGGGGTCGTGGGATTCACGATTGCCGGTTGCTGGGCGTTGATGTCGAAAGGATTGTTTGCTACAGCCATATTTGCTCCACAAATGACAAAGCCGCCCAAATAGGCGGCTTATTGCGGGCGCAAGGGCCCCGCTAAGATTTTATACCAAGGTTGAAAAAGATTCAAGCGTAAACACGGGTGCCCGCTTTATCGATAATCAGCTTGCTTTTACGCGGTGTGGCGCCAGCCACATTCGGTATTGAGACGTGGGTCCAGCGATCGAATTCACGAATGACTTGGTCATAACCCAAGTCGCTGGCGATGATGGCCTTGACGACCTCATCGGGCGTCATGCCGGGGATGCGCAGGTCTGCCGCGCAACCCACCCGGTGTTGGCTGGAATCTTTCGACCCAACCGCGTCGTTCACGGCTTTGGACCGGAACGCAGAGTTGACCATAATCGGCTTACCGCCAAGTACGGTTTTGACTGCTTCAAGGAATTCAGCCAGTCTTTTAATGTTTGAAATTTCAGATTCATTTGGAATGTTCTCCAGTTCCCGATGGTCGGTATGGGTAAGCTCTTCAAGCGTGAAGTGTTCAGTCAAGTTTGTCATTTAACGCACCATGGTTTCTTTGCGTCGCCAAAATACTCGCGGGCCAAGTCCTGATCAATCAACATTTTGCGCAGACTTTTGCCGTCTAAGATGATGTCGCCAAGAACCCGGCCGCCGAACTTATCCCATTGAAGCAAGGTCACTTGTCTCTTGACCGCAGCTTTAACCGCAGCGTTGGTGAAGTCGGTGGCCGCGTGCCCTTTGGCATCTTCCTCGGGGCACTTTGCACGAAACCCTTTTTCCGGTGTATCTACACCGTATATACGCACTGAGATCTCAGGTCGCAAAGGTTTGGGCAAATAGCTGGCTTGGATGACCACGGTATCGCCATCGATCACGCGATTGATCACTGCGTCATAGGTGACGCCAGTGGGTTCGGCCATGGCCAGCAATGGCGCCAGCCAAAGGGCAAGTGCGTATTTCATGGTTTTTCATCACTGATGTGGATGCCCGTAATTAAACCGATGAAACCGCCAACAATAGTTTGGAAGGCTGGGCCAATGATGTCATAGATAATTTTGTTGTCCACGGCGGGGTCATAGACGCCAAGCAAGAACATGTAGATCATGCAAGCGACCACGCCCATCAAAGACAATGCGGCAATAATTGTGACTGCGTTTTTAAGGTTCATGGCATTGGGCTCGATTTGTGAAGCATAGAATCCTTGGCTTGGGAACCGGCGGATGACCCAAAATAGAAAGCAATAATCCCGGTCCACGCAGTGCCGAGACTACCCAGCATCAACATCAAAGCATCAGAAGTTTTGAATGTCTCAGTCATCATGCCGACCAAAATGCCAAAGAAACCCAGTGTGACGGCAATGGCCAAAGTGGCTGGGATCATTGACTTGGTAGTTGCTTGCATCTCGCGAGCAGACTTGCGATCCTCGACATTGAGCTTAGCGAAGTCCAAGCCCATCTCTTGAGCGCGCGCGGCCATCTGCACTTCAGCCTGCTTCAAGAGCATGATCTGATCTGCGCTTAACTTGCCTTCGCTGATCGTGGACTGGACGTCCTTTGGATCAATGCCGATGGCTTTTGACACCGCCTCAATAGCAAGTCCCGCTAGAGGGCCACCAAGAGCAGTGGCGATTGTCGGTGCGATAGTCTTTAACCAATCCATATCATCTTCCTTTCAGTCGTTCGTAAATGAGAGCAATGTCTTGCCGATTGTTTGCAATGTCGTCGCGGTTTTTTTGGATTTCTTTTTCCAAGTCTTGCCGTAACTTTTCTCGGGCAAGCTCGGCCCCTGAGTTTGGTGATTGACGATTGTCTGATGTAACAACAAGACTGATTTTGCTGTTCAGAATGGTCACTTCATGCGCTAGATTTGACAAAGCCGACATCAAATAAACAACACACGAAAACAGCAATGGCAATAAAGCAAAAGTGATTTTTTCTATCAAAGCTCCTTTATCGTCCATATCAACCTTTCAAAATGGTAGGTAACTCAAAGCCTTATCCATGGCCCGTTTGGCCAATGGTTCAGGCAACGCTTTCACAAAATCCAGAAACCACCAGACGCAAGCAATGTAACAAAACAACTTAAACCACTGCTTGAAACCTTTGACGATCTCATCCATGAGGCCGAATCTGGTAAACGCCCCAGCCAACCATAGCCAGCAATAACCCAGCAGTAATCAAACCAAGGATCAGTTCAATAGCCTGTTGCATTTCTTGTTTCTTTTTAACCGCAGCTTCTTTTTCGCGCTTCGCTGCCTTGGCAAACTCGGCTTCCATCGCAGCTGCTCTGGCTTTGATGTTGTTCCAGAGCTCCATGTGATTGGGATAAAAAAGTTTGTTTTTTAAGTCATCCTCAAACTGCCGGTGCTTGGCCAACGCCATTTCGATTTCCATGGCCTTACCCAAAGCCGAACCTTTGAAGGTCCCGTTCTTTGATTCAACTACTACTTGTAAAGCATTTGCTTTGGCGTCAAAGTACTTGCCAAGAAAAGGGCCAAGCGACTCTACGTTTTGCGCAGTGTTCGCTGCTTTTTTTATTAAGTTGACTGCTGAGTTAACAGCGTCAAGTGCTTCAAACGGATCGATCATTTTTTATCAACCTTCTTCCATTCAAGGCAATAGACTATTCGGTTATAAACATCGCCCGTCCAAGCCCACCGGACGCATCTGTATGTTGGCTCTGTCATCAGCATCATCACAACAACAAAGTCCATGCTGGGCTTTCAATTAGGGGCAGACGTTAACCCAATAGGATGGTCTGCCAGCACCCCCTTTTCCCCGGAGTTGGGCTGGGTTATTTGTCTTGCTTGGTATCGAGCTTGTCGAATATCTTGCCGAGCATTTCTTTGATTTCTCGGATGTCATCTCGGTTGTCGTCCCGGGTGACATAGGTCTTTGGAAGCTCCTCCCGAAGTTTAGCCAAATCAGATTTCAGTTCTTTGACAGCTGACCACATTTCACGGGAAAACCAGCCTGCAATCGTGAAGGCAAGGCCAGCGGCTGAGTTAATGAGAGCTTGGTATTCCATGATTTATGGCTTCTCATTTTCTGCGGCAGGTGTTGTCAGGATGGTTGTTGCTTCTGCTGTGGTCAAGCGGAACACTTCAGGAAACACTGCGTTGGTCATCATGTTGACGTAGTCAATGGCGGCTTGGTTTTGCAAGTCCACATCGCTGACCACGTTCAGGCGGTTGTTGCCCGTAATGATGAGCGACCGCTGGCTGTACAGTGCATCGCCTGTTACACCCAATGAAGCCGCATATCCAGCATCATTTAAAAACAAAGTCGTCAAGTCATACTTAGTGCTAACGCCGTTAGCCGTAATGGGGAAACGGTTTTGGAATGCGTTACGGGTAATGATCCATGTATCTGGCGCGGGTGGAGCGGGAGGAATAACAGGAGCATTGAATGTGCTTCCGTTATACGACCAGCCAATGCCGGGTTGTGGGTTGGTGTTTGTAATATCGACCACATACTGCCAATCAGAAGCAACAGAGTCTGCCCAAGCCTGATCTGCATCAGCTACGTTTTCAACCAAATTATTATTGATAAGTGCATAGTTCATCATTGTTCTCCTTATTCAAACCACCATACGCGGCAAAATCCTGTGCCACCTGTGCCGCCAAAAGTACCATCAACAGTGTTATCGTTCCCACCACCACCACCGCCGCCTCCTGTATTTGCTGTTGCGGCTGAAGGCGCTACATTGGCAACGGTTCCACCATTTGCGCCACCACTAGCACCATAACCTTGCCAGCCGCCCCCGCCGCCAGCAAAACCATATAAACCCGTAATTCCATTTCTTTGATACAAGCTATCTGCTCTGCTAACCATAAAAGCGCCAGCAGAACCTACTGTACCTTTTCCACCCCCGCCATTATCTCGGGTGGTTCCACCTGCTCCGGGGGCACCCCCCATAGTAGGAGTTCCTCCCATGCCACCACCTCCACTATTTGAGCCGCCGCCGCCGCACGCACCATCGCCACCTCTATAAAGGGTAGACGAATTTCCTGCACCGCCACCGCCCCCGACAACAGAATAACTGCCAAATGAAGTTGTACCGCCAGTTGATCCTTGTGCATTGGTCAACCCAGCTAGTGTAATTGCGCCACCTGCCCCGCCTGCACCAATTGTGACTGTGGTGGCTACAGTAGCAGTTGCAAAACCAACAATTAAACCGCCAGCACCGCCGCCTCCGCCGGGCACTACTGTGTTCCCGCCACCACCACCACCGCCCACAACCATTACGTTAACTTGACCACCGTTGGCAACCAAAGTTGCGGAAGGTGTAAACGTACCAGACGCAGTGAATTCTTGGTATTTCAGTTTGCCACCGCCTCCAGCAAATGGCGAAAAGGAAGAAAGGTTGCTCATTGGATAACTCCTCGTTTAACTTTACCGATCAGTTCGGTGGTTGACAGATTCTGGGTAACAACCCAACCAGCAGGTGTATTGGTGTAGACCAAAGCAAAGATCATGTTGGGCACATCGCAGGTCATGTGTTCGTCCAAACCCATAATGGGTTTACCATTTCGGTGAACGATCAGTGGATGCCAAATCCAGCTTCCAAAATAGTCGCTGATGATGATCTTGAACCCGTCCCGTGGATTGGCTGGAAGCACCAGCATACCCTTTTGCATGTTGGTATCAACGTAGTAACTGCGCTCATGCTCTACATACTCGTAGGCATATTCATCGCCAGAGTTGATGTGGAATTTGTTTTCATCACGAAACAGCAACCAAGGCTGAAACTGAGAAGCAACCTGAATGGTCTGCTCTACTGTTTGTTCTGCGGGGTCTTCAGGCAAAATAATCATAGTGTCAACACCCACCCGCGAGTTGCATCTGCATAAGTAAGCGTAAAACTAGCTGTAGCGTTGTCAATTGTCAAGTCCGTTGCGGAGCTTTGAATATTGCTTCCGTTACGAGCAACCACGGGGGTTGTTGTTGCCGATGAGTTATTGATTTCAACCCAATCGCCTGCGGTCGGGGATGCTGGCAGGGTCAGCGTCAAAGTAGCTGTAAACACATAAGTGCGTGAAGCCACTGCGGCTGTGTTGGTGCTGATGACGCTGACTGTCCGGCGATAGTCCAGCGCAGCCTGTGGACTTGTCTTACCCACGCCTACGTTTTGGCTTGCATCAATAGTAACAGCAGCAGTGTTAGCACCCGACTGGAATTGCAAGATGCCCGAAGAGTCGGCAGTAGACTTTAGGCCAGCCGTTCCGCTGACCGTGCCATTATCTGCACTGATAATTGTAGTCATGCTTGTACCTCTGCTGGTTCGGGCGTGTTGCCTTCAGCCAACCACGCAAGGTAGGCTTGGTAATCGGTGTTTGCTGGGTCAAAAGGAATGAAAGCGTTGTCGGAAAGACGTTGCACAACACAATTAGAAATAATTTTATACATTATGAATCCTTAC